GTCTGTGTTAGAGGCTTCATCCGAAACCTTCCAAGGAAAGAAAGCTTGGAGAGGGATGTCTAGTATAAGAAAGTTATTTAGTTTAGAAACTACAGATTCACCTTCATTAGGATAACCCCAGTATATTCTTTTATTAACCCTGTCGTAGACAGCAGTAACCTTAGACTTGGCTGTTGCTGATATACCATCCCAAAGAGTTTGAATAGTTGGAATAGTTAAGTTCTGCTCAGCACCTTGCCCTGACACAGGGTCTGTAGTTAGTGTGTGAATACCAGACTTAGACCACCAAAAAGGTATACCTTCAGCTTCTATAAATGTTTCTGGTTGTAATAAGCCAACCCTAGTAACTCTGTTGACAGAGAAAGAACTAGCTCTAAACACACCGTCAACACCAGCTATCTGCCATACACCATTCTCAGCAAATACAAAGAGAGAGTTTTGGTAAGCGTATAGTCTTTGTATCTTAACAGCATCAGGTATTTTTATAACACCACCATCTGTGTCTAACAGATCAGACAAGTACTCTGAAGTAGGATCGTTCTGTTGGTGACAAACACCTAGGTCATCTAGAGTGTCAACACTTTTAGAGAATAAAATTGTTCCAGAGTTAACGGCACTGTCAATACCTGCATAAAAAACTCTACCAGAGAAAGACTCAGCACATCTAAATCTCAGTAATTCTACTTCAAGAGCTTTAGTAAGTCCACCAGCACTTAAACCTGAAGTATTTGTTCTATCTTTACTAAAAAAACGAAGTATATAGTGGCCAATAGCTGTTAGAGTTGTACCACCATAAATCTTTTCCCACTCAGCAGAATCGTAGCTACCATTTGAGTCCTTACCTGCGTACCAAGGATGAGTAAGTCTTTTGGTTAAGTCTGTAGGCGCACCGTTACCTGTGTTCCAACCTGCATTTTGTGCATCATACTTTCTGTTTTGTGAAGGTGATGTGTCATTTGTGAAGTAAGTACTTGTGTCACCTTGAAATTCAAAGTCTCTGACATCAAAAGGTATTTCAGTTACAGTAAATGTTCCATTAGTATTGTACTGAATAGCTATTGGATTTATGTGAGGTGAACAAACTACTAAGTTGCCTCTTATAGAAGTAAATTGACATTTAACTGTACCACTTATGTTTGCAGCAGGATTACCAGCTTGCTGAAGTGGTAATAAGTTTATCGAGTTTGAAAGGAGTTGGTTAGAAAAAGGAGATGAGGTTTTGTTATAGAAGTAAAGATTAGTACCTTTTTGTAAAACTAAAAATTCTAAGTTAGCATCACCACCTACATTTGCCCAGTTACCTGTAGCTGTAATTTCAGAGTTGCTTATGGTAAAAGAAGATAGAACATTACTACCTTCATAGGCTACACCTAACCTTCTACGTCTAGTTCCATCCCTACGTAAGTCACAGTTCGACTCATCAACGGAAGCACCCTCAGGAAATGTAAGTTCAGCAGCCTCAGTTATAAGACCTTTGACAAAGTTATTAACTGCTTTTTGACTTAGACTTTGAGCCATTACGTTCTTTCTCACGTTGGTCTGCGTACTCGTTACGCTGAACAGTTTTAGTTTTTACCTTGTTTCTTAGGTAATGTTCTACAGCTTCTTTACCTTTTTGTAGGCTAGAGTATCTGCCAGATAGTTCGCTTGGTACTGAACCTTTCTCAAACTTAACTCTAAAAAAACTGTAACCACTATCTTCTTTACTTACGTAAATATCCGACACCATTTTGTCAGACTTTATAACACAGTTTTGGTTTACTGTATCAGTATCTATTTCAATCATTAACTTCTTCCGTACTGATTTCTAGAAGCTTGCCTAGTTTTGTATTGATCATTTTGTACGTAAGACTTTAATCTACGTGCAGCCTGTTCGACCTTGGGGTCAGAACCACCTTTGAACAAACTAAAGCAAGCTGACTTAGACTCAGACAAAAGTAAAGGCATTAGTGTTTGATCTAGGTCAGGCTCGAAAGCATCTGTTTGACTGAAGGTTGGGTAGATAGAACAAAACGATCTGGTCTTACTAGCAACTAGATGAGCTTCTACTGCAGCATCGTAAGAATCCATAATAATATGATTGTCATTAAATGAGGTGTAGTATGATGGGTCTTTGTTATTAGCTACAAACAACTCTACAGATTGGTCAACAGTAGTTACCTTTAGGTCTGTCTCACTCATTCTGTCTATAAAGACTAGAGGCTCTACATAAACTATTTCTCTGTAGTCTTGAAGAGACGCTGTTCCTATATTGTAATCTACGCGTATTAATTCTTTTGTTCTTGCAGGATAAGTAAAATGAGTAGGTCTTGCATTGCTACTTAAGGAAACTAAAGGTATTAGCTTGTTATGCTCTGGTATGTTTCTAGCAGCTATAATATTAAAGTAGGTATCTTCAACCACTGAGGCTACCTGTTGCGCTTCAACACTATCACCTAAAGCATTAACAGCTTCTGAATCCATATCGGATAAGATAGATTGTACTATTTGTAGAAGAGTGCTTTTCATTAGGTACTATCCAATATTAAATGGGTGAAGGGTGCTCCCGAAGGAACACCCCATTGTTTTAGGCTTCGATATACTCGATAACCAACTTGGCTTCACCAGCAGTAAATGCTGCTGTGCCAAAGATAGCTTCGATGTATACATCTGCTGCACCAACAGTGGCTGTACCACCGACTAGCGCACCGTTACAAGCTACCGCTTTGTTGGCTACAATATCAGCTACAGCTATTGCTGCATCGATACCGTCAGCGTCTACAGCCGCACCAGCCTGAGTGTAAGCACCTATTGTCAAAGTAGCTGATCCACCTGAGGTGAAAGCTGTTGAGACAATAAGGTGAGCACCAGTGATGTATGCACCTGCTGGAATGAAAGCATCGTGATCCTGTGGGGTTGCCACAGATGTAGGAACTTCTGTTCCTGTAATATTCATCACTAATGATTTCTTCTGACTTGAAAGAGAAGTTCCACGCTTTGCTGGAGTTCCCTGTTCACCTGCGGTAAGAACTTCTAGACCGTCTGCGTTTACATAACTCATTAATCTACCTCCCTACGCTACTGTTGGTTTCGTGACAACACGAACCATATTTTCAGGACGATACAACTTGACACCGTAACGAGCAGTTGTTACAAACTCGTGACGTTGGTGATCTTTGTTGTAGTCGTAGTCAACCTGAGGTTGCTGTCTAAACGCACCCACGAATGGATTTACAGACTGATCTGCTGAGAAGAACAAGTTTACAACACCGTTTGTTGATGAGTAATCTTGGTTGCCAGCGGCTAAATCTGGAAGTGCGTTGTCGGTTGCTGTTGGTAGGAAGTTTGAGCAGTATACGTCAAACCCATATACGTTTGCAATAAAACGCATACCAGTTGCTATACCTTCACGAACTAGTCCTTCGAAACGTGGGTTGTTCGACACGTTTACTAAGTTGCTCAATGTGTTAAGTGTGTACTCAACAGATGGATCAACAATGGCTACCAAGTTGCTATCTGGAACGTTCTGTTTTTTCAGAGCGTAACGTGCATAAGCAAACTCTTTGAGACCCATAACTTCACCTGTTTGGGTGGAGCCAACACGCATTGAGATGCTGTTGATTGTCTCATTTGAATTAGCTGATACGCCAGCTTCAGGAGCAGCGAGAGTTGTTGTCTCGAAATGTTCCATGATTGCACGTTCTTGTTCAGGTACAAAGCGTGACATTAATTCTGAAGAATAGAATGTGTCTTGCTCTGCTTTCTTGGTCATATAAGTAGCTGATGAGAGATACTTATCGACTGAGAATGTAAAGTTACCTGTGTCTAATGGACGGTAGGTAACAGCACTGTCCTCAGTGTAGTTGTCCACTTGTGCCTGCCCGATAGAAGGAATGTTGAAAGTGTTTCCGTCAGGAAAACCGTCAAGCATACGAACATATCTTTGTGCCATCATCTCATCACGCAGAATTTCTTTTAATTCTGATGAGTAGACCTGAGCACGTTGCAGGAACGTAGTGTTAGATGTGGTCATTGCCATGTCTAAGTTCCTTTATT